TATTCACCATAACCAGCAAGTGGGTTCATAAATACCGATGGCTGTCCATAAATATTTGTTCCTTGGTTAGATATAGAACCAGGTTTAAATTTGTATTTAACAAGGTATTTTTTTGCACCTAAAACATTTTCAAAACTCACTACTACTACAGAAATTATCTGACCTTCTTTTTGTCTTAAAACAGTTACACCTGATAGAGAAGCAGGGCCACCTCTATCAGTTTCAAAAATACTTGTTACTCTTTCGTTTTCAAATGTAGTAAAATCTGGATTTTGTAATTTTTCAAGAGTTGAAATAGTAGAGTTATTGCCATCAATAAAATTATATTTTTGACAATTATATGGAATTCCTGTGACTTTATATAAAATTCCGTCTTGCTCTTCTAAATCAACGACTCTGTATAATTCAGACTTAATATTATTTTCTATTAACCAAACAGTATTTACTTGAAAAGTAGCATTACTACTAGGTGCTAAAGCAGAAGATAAAGTTACAACTTTATTACTAATAGAACTAATAGATGCTGAAAGAGCTTTACCAGCACTATCTACAACTAATATAGTTCTGTCACCAGTGCTAGGTAAATCAGTTGAAGCACTGTCATCTACTGTTAAAGCAGTTAAATGACCATTGCCATCCAAAGTTACAGCACTTACTCTTCCTGCTCTTCTAATTCCTGCTCTTACAGGATCATTTATACCAACAACAGCACCAGGTCTAATAACAACTCCACTTTCAATAGAAATATCAAAAGTAACAACATCTGTTTCATTGTTTTCAGACCAAATTATATTTCTTGCATATCTAGCTGCTTGAAAAAAAGAAGTACATCCAAATGCTTTTACTCTTTTTATATTATGAGTTTTACGAAAAACTTGTTCATTACTTATTACTACAGTATCAAGCTGTCTTGAATCCATATTAAAATATTCAACAACAACTTTTCCATGTCTTGTTTTTAAACTAACTCCAGAATAAGAAAAGCCATTTAAAGTATTAGCAAGAGAAAAAGTATAAACAGGTGTTTGATAGTCGCATGGATCTGCGTCATCTGGATTGATAGGTCTATCTTGAACGAGAGTTAATTGTCCACCTGACCAAATAGGATAACAACGCATCATCCCACATATTTCTTGTATTAAATTAAAAGCTTCTGTAGTTTTATTTATGACACCATTAAAAGCAAATCTAGGTTCTTGACCTCCAGGAGTTGTTATTAACTGAGAACAATATTTACTTGCCTGATAAAAAGAATATAAATTAATTTCTGATTGTTTTACATAATTACCAAATCCATATCTTGTATTTGTAAGCAAATCTAAAAGTATAAAAGCTGGATCTGTTGTCCAAAATAAATTGTTAGTTACTTCGCCATTAAATATATAATTGTCTGGATAAATAATTCTTCCATTATTAATATCAACAGTGGGAGTATTTCCAGAATAAGCATCAGGTATGCTTACTTTTATGCCACGATAACGAAATGTTCTTTTTGGAATACTTTGAAATTGATACGCATCAAACTGTAAAAATGAATATGCAGTAAAAGGATAACTAAATTGACCATCTAATACTATTTGTTTATTACCTTTACCATCATCAATTTCAATATTAGTATCTAAAGTTTGTCCTTGATAATCTGTAGTTGGTTTTTGTATTTCTGTTAAAGCTGCAAAGAAAAAATCATCTTGTATTGAATCATTAGTAAGATTATTATCAGTAACTCTTTCTACTGTCACATTAAGAGGGTATCGTAAAAAGCTATCTCTACTAAAACTTTCTGTAGCGAATACATATTCTCTTCTATACATATCCGAAGTTCTTCCAGAAAATTTATCTTGTTTCATTAAAGTTGGAGATGGATCTGCAATATCACCTACATATTGAAAAAA